ACCTGCGTAGCTAAAGCCAGGCTCTAGAACATTGGTTCTGTTAAACAGATATGTTGAATCTGTTGGCTTGTCCTGAGTGAGCGTTAGCGATCCGGTAGACCAGTACGGCTGACAACGCATGACCGAGCAAAGGTCATTGATCAGCTTGTATGCCTCGTACTGGTTTTGAATTAATGCATTGCAGCTGAAACGTGCTTCTTCACCACCAAAACCATCATCTACCAGTTCGTTGGCATATTGACTGGCTGAATAAAAAGCAAATTTGTCTAACTGCGCTTCTGCAACGTGATCACCAAACCCGTAGCGCTTGTTAATTAACAAGTCATACAAAATCCACGCTGGGCATGTAGTCCATTGCGCTGCACCGAAAGTGCCAGTCCAAGTTCCTGAATAAACTAAACGCCCTGTATCAGAGTCAACAGTGGCATTATTTGGAATCTTGACCTTAATGCCGCGAATTCGGTAAGCGCGAGCAGGAATGCTATTGAATTGCTCAGCCTGAAAACGAACTGCCGCAAGTGCGCTGTTTGGATAACGCAGCTTTTGATAAATCAGCTCTGTGTAAGCAACAAAAATTGTTGGGTTGACATTGGTGTCACTGCTATCTGCTGAAACACGAACAACGCGCAAATCAACAGGGAAAGCACCATTGATATCAACGACATAATCACGTTCGTATTTATCTGCTGTACGACCACTAATCGTGTCAGTTTTGACACTGGTGTAACCGCCACCGTTGTATTGAAGTTGGATATCAATTTCAACACTGCTGCCGAGCACATCTCCTTGCGCTGTTCCTTCTTCAAGCCGAGGAATTGCAATGCTGACCCGTACCGCATCAACATTCGTATCGGTAATTTGTCGGGTGACAGGCGTTGCCTGCTTGATTTCAGTGTTGACGCTGATTACGTCTTCCGTTGTTTCGCCGACACGGGGAATGTAATCCTGAGCGTTTGTGCCGTAACGGGTAGTAACAGTAACGCCTTTAAAGTTGTAATCAGATTCCTGCAGACTTGTGACATCTGCACCAGATCGCAAAATTGGCGTATCTGTTAAATAAACATCCTTGAGAAGTGCAAGGTTGTAATTTGTTGTGCCTCTGGTGTAATCGCGAGCAGAGGGAAAACCTTCAATCTCACCTTCGCTGATTAAATCCAGCAGCGTTGCATACGCAGTAGATGCAAGGTTGTCAGCTGTGCGCGTTGGGGATCGCGTTGCAGGCGGCGCAGATTGCTGAACAACAACGGTTTGCTGGACAACTGTTTGTCCACCGCCACCACCGCCGCCACCACCACCAGCGCCGATGATCTGATTCTGCTTTTTGTCAGCCATGTCAGATGTCGTCAACGTCGATGCCAGCGGAGATCACCACTGATCCAACAATAGTTTCGCCATAGACAACGGGCACTGGAGTGCCTTGGCGACTGGTGTTTTGAATGCCGCTAAAGCTGTATGACTCCTGAGGATCCATTTCAGTGCCTTCAGTTGTGGTCGTTCTGCCACCACCCAGTGACTGAGATGCCGGACCGATCTGAGCCAGTTGAGGCGTAGGTGATAGCAGCTGTGAAACGCCGCCCAAAATCAATGCGACACCCACAGAGCCAATAACAGCTGCAGCACCAGCGCCAAGAACAAAGCCTGTAGCGGCAGTTGTGGCAGTTGCTGCTGTACCAAAAGCGGAAGCACCTAAACCAAGAAAACCACCAGCTGCTGGACCAGCAACAATTGCAAATGCCACTAACGCAACACCAGCCAAGATCTTGCCTGTGCCACCGCCAGCACCACCCAAAACCGGAACGATTTTGATTGTTTGACTGGCTGGATAATGGATTTCGTCTAAATCGCTTTCGTGACTATCAACAATGACTTTGTAGTACTGGTCAGCCATGTGGCGTTCCAGTCCAGGAAAATTGACCAGCAGCATCCTGATCGCTTCACCAGCGCTGCTGATCTCAGCTAAAAACTTCCGCTGACCAACAAACTTGGCAAGTGGACCGTAGAGCCTAATTTCCTTTTCCATAGCGCAAGACCCTACCGGTGCATTTTAAGAGCCACTCACCCAATAAGTCACGACTCGACAGGCGACCGCGCAAATGATGTAGCACTAGCTGATCACCAATGTAGACGCCGACATGGTTCAGTTTTCCTGAGTCAATCGCCATCAACATGGCATCACCAGCCTGCATTTCAGCAATATCCACCTCGTAAAACCCAGCTTCACGCCAGCAATCATCAAACATTGGTTTTTGGTTGAATTCTTCTGGCGTGGTGGGACGATCCCAATCGGGCAACGTGATGCCTTGTTCTCCATACCAATCGCGTACCAGCGTCCAACAATCCGTTACGCCCCAAACCCATTCCCTGCCGATCAATGGCGCTTTGTAGCCTTCAGGCGACAGTTCACCCCATTGTTCAGTTTTGGGGTTGACGATGTACCAAGGCAAACCAGATTTCTCGCACGCCAATCGATCAGCTTGGCTTGGGATTGGCGGGGTGACTGGGTGGCTGTGAATGACAGCCGTTATTTCACCCTTGTCTTCTGCTGCTGCATAGTCAGCCGGATCAAGAATGAAAAATTCGTTGCCCTCTGCCAAGTTTTTGCACGGAACGTAATGCTCACGCCCCTTGACCACCACCAGCAAACCGCAGGCTTCGCGTGGATCCTCCGCCTTTGCGTGCTCCAGTGCTTTTGCCTTAGCGGTTGCCTTCATCCGTTAAATGCGCCGATACCGGGGAACCCACCAAAGGGTAGGGGGTTTGTTGAGCCAAAACGAATTTGACAGCTGCTCAATCGTTTGCCGCATCTGTCATTTTCGGAACTAGTAATTGATTTGTCGTTTTCGTCGTAATAGTTGCTGCCGCTATAACCGCATTCAGAACCTTTGTAAATCCAAGGGCAAAGGTTGGCGCTGCATTGCCTCTTTGGACTGCGGACACCAGCGAGGTCGAACGCTGCCGCAAGCTCAAAGGTGACCGCTTCCCTTGCTTCGCTGACCTTACGAGCGACGTAATAAATTTCATCCGGCAATTTCGCACTTGTATCTGGCGTACCAAATGGATTAGTACCACCAGAAAAATTTGACGCATCTATGTAACGCACAAGAGTGCGAACACGAGTCAGTTTTGCACCCGTAAGATCGTTGCCAGGAGTCGTGGCGTTGACCCCAGTCAAGATTGTTGTGATGCTGCCCAGAAGGTTGGCAACGGTAATTGTTGGACGAGGAAGAGTGCCGCTTTCAGCGTTGTACTCAAAACCTTCGACTTGAATTGGAAATTTGCTGTAGGTATTGCTGTTCCAAACAATGTCTCCTGTTCCTACGTCAGTACTTCCAGCGTGAAAACGATAGGTGAAATTTTCACCATGCAGGTTCTCAAACAACTCCAACTCAAACAGCTCAATAATGCTGCTTGGGTTGATCTTTTGTAGTTCGGAAACTGGGATTGCCATTACGGTTCAAATACTTGCTCAAACGTTGCCGTTATGCGGTTGATGTTTGCGTATTGATGTTCTCGCTGCCAACTACGGCATATCCATTTGTAAGACGTTGACTCGTCAAGTGGAGTCCAATCAAAACTTGCGGAATCAGCTGCTCGCGCATCAAAAAATGCCTCGATGGCATCTGCATCTGAATTTGTTTTTGCTGTCCAAGTCAAATCCCAAATTTTGGGATTCATGTGCCCTGGAATGCCGTACAAAAGGCGTTGTTGGTAGCCGTCACCAAACTGCACTACGCGAGTTTTAGGTTCAGACTTTTTGACAGCACCAAAATCAGGCGTTGTTCCGCCAGTGCTGGTGCCAACAGTGGAATCGTCAAAGGTAGCCATTATGCGAGCAAGCCTCCAGGGCGCTTCTGGCGGATGAGTTCTTGACGCACTGCAATGCCAAGTGCTTCACCCAGTTTATTGGCATCAGGCTGATTGCCTTGTACGGCAGTGCCAGCAGCATCAACGTTGACCACGATGTTGCCCATGTCACCGCCGCCACCCTTCATCCTGACTGGGATGCTGCGACCATCTGGTAGAGGCACGTAAGCCTCAGGAGTGCTGCCCTCGCCAAACATGGCTAGTTGCGGTGAGTTGGCAATACCACCCCTTGCGTAGCGCTTAAGGGGCAGTGGTCCGTTGCCAGTCATGATGCCGCCATTGGCAAACAGGCTTGGAAACAGGCTCTTCATGCCTGCCCGCAAACCAAACTCAACAAACAGTCGAGCAGTGGAGCGAAGCAGGTCTGTAAGCACCTCACGAAGCGACTTGGCTTGATCAAACAGGCTCATAAAGGCATCAGACAACGCCGAGACGACGTTCTGACCAATCTGCTTAAACAGCTGCATGCTTTCGGAGGTTTTCTTGTTGATGCCCTCGTAAGCCTTGTCAATGCGTTGCAATTGCTCTTCGGTGAGCGTTGCCCCATCTTTTTGCAGCTGCTGAATCAAACGATCTTTCTCGATCTGCCTTGCTTGTTTTTCATCGATAATTCCAGCTTCAATTTCAAGGTTTTTAATTGTTTGCTCAATTTGCCGATTGCGTTCGCCATCTTTAATAATGAGAGCCGCATTGCCAGCCGCCATTTGATTGCCAAGCTTCAATGATTGCTCGTTGAGCCTTACGTTTGCAGCGTTTATAGCAACTCTTTTTCTTTCGGGCTTCAGTTTACTTTCGTTAATTTTTAAAATTTCAGCATCATATTCAAGCTGAATTTTTTTGATTGGATTTAGTTCGTTTTGCGCCGCAATAAGAGCATTCGCCAGCGCTACCGAATAATCAGGTTGTCCCTTCCCAGTTTTGCCTTTGGTTTTATCTGTATCAACACCAGGCAATTTGCTGGGTGCAGATGGCAGCTCTGGTCCAAGTTTTCTACCTTCAATTACCTTTAAACTTCCAGCTCTTAAAGTTTTTGCTAATTGCAGTTGCTGTTTTTCAGTATCGCTTAGACCGCCCACCCTGACGAGAGCCTCTGCTTCAAGCTGCTTAATAACTCTGTCTTGTATTTGTACATTTTTAATTGCATTTTGCAATAATTGTCCGCCAAGCTTTTCTTCCATCTGACGACCAAATTCGACCATTTTCTTGATCAATCCATCAAGCGCTTGAGCTGCATCCGCCGCAAAAGACTGAAAAGAAGAACCAATATCTTTAAGAATCGGACCAGTTGTTTTCTTTAGATCCTCAAGAACAACCTTTAAGCGATCACCCGCAGCCTCTGGTCCGCTTGCAATCTTTTTGGCATTGTCTTCGTATTCATCAAGCAGCTTTTCAACAAAGCCCATGAAGTCTTGAAGACTTACTTCACCTTTCTCCAAAGCTTTATCAAGCTCTGCTGGCGTTTTATTCATTGACGCAGCAAAGATCGTAAAAGCACCAGGCAAGCGTTCACCAATCTGTTGCCGAAGTTCTTCAGCAGAAACTTTGCCCTTACTGAAAACTTGAGCAGTTGCAGTCAGTGCAGACCTGACATCTTCAATGGATCCACCCGTGGCTCGTATGGAAGCAACAATTGCTCGGAATGATTTCTCAGTATCTTCAACAGTGCCACCAGAACCAGCAACAGAAGCCTGCAGTTTGGTGAATTCACGAGTTAATACGCTTGTAGGAATTGCGAAATCTTTGGTCGCCCTACCAACGGCTTCAAGCGCATATGCATATTCATTTTGCGTTCTGACTACCCCTTCTAATGCTCGCTCTTGACGAGCAAGTTCCGCTGAAAAAGTGGCTATTTCGCCAAGCGATTGACGGACCATGCCAACTTGCGCACCAATGGCGCCACCTACGCCCGCGCCAACCGCACCA